CAACAACAAGACCAGAGAGTGGGAGTTCGCAGAGACACGCAAGGGATACTCAACACCAGAGGAGCAACTCGCAGAACAACTTAATAAAACCCTAGATGATTTGAACTTCCAACTTAAGACAGGAGAAAAGTAATGAGTAAAGTTTGTGAAATCTGTGAATCAAATCCACCACGCACAAAAGAATTTAAATGGTGTGAATCGTGTCGTGATGACTTCAAAGAAAGCGATAGTGAATTTTAATGTTACCAAACGAAACACTTGAAGCAGTAACCAATGGACGCAAAGACTTTATCTACAATGAAGACGGCGAGTTTATGGGAGCCAGTGGTGCAGGTATGGATTTATTTGTACTGCACAGTTTGGTTCGCTACTTAAGACTTGAAATAAAAACAGGTATGAAGATGACTGCCAAAGCAAGCACACTACGCAAGGCGAACGAGGTGCTAGGTACCAACTATAACCGCAAACAAAAGGCACTTGAACACCTTGAAGCAGTGCTTGTTATGGCTGGAGAACTACCCAACCCACCACTTAAGACAGAAGGAGAATAAGATGGCTGCAAGTCCACAATGGAAAGTCTATACACCAGAAGGTGAGTATGTCGCAAGCGCAAAGCACACAGAGGGCGCAAGTTTGTTGATGAGTTTGTATGGCGACGGCTCAACGATTCGCTTCGACCACCGCAAGATTGTATGGACAGAAGGTATTGACGGCGAGGCTAGTCAGTCCTATGATTACACAGCAGAACAGATACATAAGAAGTTGCACGGTAACTTATTACTTAAGACAGGAGATACTAATGAGTGAAGATGTAGTAATGAGTTGGTCAGAGTTAGCAGATTTGACACACGCTACACAGGTTGAGAAGTTTAATTGGTGTATGTGTGAAGACAACGAAGGCAATGAGAATCCATACAACGATTGCCCCAAGACAGGAGACAGTAATGCAACGACAATTCCAAATAGTTTATGAAACAAAGGGAGTAAAGGTAGTTAATGTTTGGTTGCCAGAGGGCGCAGAGTTACCAACCAACTGGCAAGTAATGACCTGCCAACAGCAAGATGAGTGGCTCTATGACAACCAGATACGCAGTGAAAATCTATGGGCAGATGAACACAAGGGAGAAGCAGTAAATGTTTTACCAGTCTCAAGTCTTAAGGCGGTAATCTAATGATATTGACACGAAGAGATTGGCACACTGAGGCACTATGCGCTAACGAAGACCCAGAGTTTTGGTTCTATGACAGCACTAAAGGTAGAAGTATCAACCTTGAAACTGAGAAAAAAATTAAAGTTGCCAAGCGGATTTGTTTAGATTGCCCAGTAAGACTTAAGTGTTTAGAGCAAGGTATGGAGGAAGAGAATTTAATTCAAGGTACAATTTGGGGTGGGCTTACACTATGGGATAGACAAAGACTCGTAGATAAGGCGGGATAAATATGAAGCGATATGTAATAGCAGGCTTTATCTTGGTAACGGCAATACTATTTGCACCATTTAGAAATGATATACAAGTTGATGTGATTGCGAAAGTTGAACACCCAGTTAAAGCGCAGACTAAAGCAACGTGGGAACAGAAGAAGGCTAATAAAATTATGGCTATGAAGTTTGCTAAAGCAGGGTATGGTTGGGACTTAAGACAGAGGCAGTGTATCTATAAATTATTTACAAAGGAATCTCGTTTCGATAATCTTGCCGACAACAAACGCAGTAGTGCATTCGGTATAGCCCAGATGTTAAAGGAAGAAAGTAAAGACCCAGCAATTCAGATACTCAATGCTTACCGCTATATCATCCATCGTTACGGCACACCCTGCAAGGCTTGGGACCATCACCTTTCCAGAAACTGGTATTGAGATGTTAGATTTAAGGGGTACACCGATACTCACTTGTATTTGTGGAAGTAAAATGTTTATCATTACAGTTATGTGGGATGACGAGACAAGAGAAGTATCTTGGTATGACTTAAGACAGGAATGCAGACAATGCGGGGCTATCAGCACAGCACCTACACCTGTAGATTGGAAAGACTAATGCCGAACTACGAATACAAATGCAATAAATGTATGTCGCACCAAGAATTACAACGCAGTGTAGAAGAAAGAGATAATGAAGTCACTTGTATTTGTGGCAACAGTAGTAGTAGAGTTTATAACACACCAGCAATCCGCTTTAATGGTAGCGGATTCTATTCAACAGGAGGATAGTATGGAAAGAATGTGCGAGCCTTGCCGCAAGCACCTACCACAAATGGGTTGCGAACACGAAAGACAATGGGCTAGAGAAGAAGACTTAAAGATTAAATCTTGGAAAGAAGTACTAGAACTATGTGACCAAGAGTTGATACGAGATTACCCTGAAGGATTATGGGTTGACCCAGCGGAGGTAGAGTTAAATGCGTAAGGGTTTGTTGGTCTTGCCATTCCTAGTACCCATCGTAGTGCTAGGTGCATACGTTGGTTTATTCTACGGAACTTTGTTCCTCATCGGACTTATCGCTTAAGTCGTCATCACGGTATGGTCTAAAGCCACCAATCTTGTTGATGAGTTTACGGATGGCACGCTTGTGACGCATACGAGCAGCATCTTCACTACCTAACTCCATCTCTTTTGCTATGTCAGGAAAATCCATAGCCTCAGCGTGACGAAGGAACAATAGTTTCTTATCATCTTGTTGAAGTTTCCAATAGGCATAGTCAACCTCAATCATCATTGCCATCATATTGCCACCCTCATTAGGTGCAGATGGACGACCTGGACGACCAAGGTCTAACTTGTTTAACTGATTCCATTCACCTCTTAAGACAGGAGTTAGTAATGCTTCAACCATATCTGCTTCGTAAAAGAATAAATCGCTTGCCTCATACCCGCCAGACTTTGCCTTCCAGTGTTGACAGTAATCTAATGCTTGGTTACGCAGACTACGGTAGATAAGATTCTTTGCGTCCTTAACTCCTATCGCTTCCCACGTATCTAACTTATTAGGATGCTCGACGAACCATTGGTATAGAGACTGGCATATGTCTTCTAAGTCTATGTCAGTAAACTTACGATGATACTCAGATGCAACAGAGTCCACCACATATTGCCAAGGTTCAATGCGTGCCCACTCTAATGTCATTCTGCAGATACCTGCGCTCTCTTATATAAACGTGTTGCCGACATTAAATCATCAACGGTAATTAAGTAACCCTTTGATATGTTAGGTTGTATGTTGCAGGTAATTTCTCGACCAAACTCCTTGACACACCAACGTAGTATTATGGTCGGGATAATCAGTGTGCTTTCTTCTAATACAAATGCCCAATAAGATGCTTCAGTTACACCCAATCCAGAGGGTGCCCAATCTTCAAGACTCTTGAAGTAACACTCTGTTTCGATGTAAAGGTTGTTAGTCTTTGACCACTTGCGGTCACGCTTTACCTCAACAGTTCTTCCTCCAGTTAACAATTCATCAACGAGTTGTTCACCTTTACGTCCGAAACCAAAGTCTAAATCAAACGAAGATTTATTCGCCATTCTCCCACTGTCCCCTTAATACTAACAACCCAATGATTGCGTAGTTAGCCATATCTTTGAAGGAATCTTCAAGAGATTCGTGCTCTGGGGAGGCACCACTATCTATTAAGTTATTAATCCGTGCTAACTTGTCGTGCATTCGTACACGTAATCCATTGACCGCACCACCTGGTGCTTGGGATATATTCTTTGGACCATAATCTCTATGCTTGCTAAGAAGTAAGTCAGTAAGTTCACGACTTAAGTTGGAAAGATTTGCCTCTAAGTGGACTTCGCGTGCAGTAGAGGAATCTTTAAGTTTACTATCAGGAACGAACCTTCTTTGGAATACTTTGACACTTTCAATCCCTGATTCGTTAGATGATTTATGATTTGCCATACTTCTTCACTCTCCACTCTCGTTGTCATTGGTGCCCTTTTCTAATAGTCGTGTCAAATTCTGGTCAAAATCAACAAGCGCAGACTTGACAACCATATCCTCAACAAGTTCGTCTACTAAACTGTAACCATTCTCACTTGCAAAAAGGGTAATGTAGGTAGATTGTGTGATAAGTTTTATTTGCTCAGGTGTATCTGCGTTGTTGTACATAAACCTTAGAAGAGAACCCAATAGAAGTTTGTATCCATTGGGCAATATGTAATAAGGGTCGAACTCTTCATCATCTTCATAGTAATGGTCTACCAATTGGAATGAATCCTCAAACTGTAAGTGGCATTCGTGGCAATAATTATGTGGTTCCTTTTGTTCTTCGCTCACTGAATACCAATCTTTTCAAGAATAAAATCTTTTCCTTGGGACACGAACACCGAATTAACATCTTCCCCTTCACCGAATCCAACCACAGTAACTGGCAATTCTCTGGCAAGACTATTGGCGAACTCCCGCCCTGGTCCATCCCCGTCAGCAAAGACAAAGACTCTTTCAAAGTCTGCGAGCAATCGTGTGTAATGTTTCTTCCACGAGTTCGCACCTGGAACTCCAACGCAAGGAAAGCCAACACACCTAGACATAGTAAGGGTATCCAGTTCACCTTCACATACTCCTATCCAATCACCTGCACGTTGCACATCTAATACGTTATACATCCGAGTCTCTGCTCCGACCATACCCATATACTTAGGTTCTACTGCAGGGTTAAGACTTCTAAATCTTAAATCAACAACACCACTTTTAGTAATATAAGGGATTGATAAGCGTCCTGCGTACTGTTCGTGACCTGTATCAGGCTCCGCGACTACGCCTAATTGAGCCAACCGTGCTACCTCCAGAGGTATTCCTCTGCTTGCTAGGTAATCTTCTGCCAGATGAATACTTCCCGCGTACTTCTTGGCTGACTTGCCCAGTAATTCCTTCTGCGAAACGCTTTGCTTCATTAAAGTTCAGCCCCTCTTGTTGCACGATGATTTGAATGCTATTACCTTGCACACCGCAGGCGAAGCAGATGAAGATATTCTTGTCGAGGTTCGCAGTACCAGACTGATGTGAGTCTCCGTGAAAGGGGCATCTAAGATTGACCTGTCCGTGAGTACTGCGTAAGGTAGCCCCGTAGTGCTCAAGGACATCTCTGATGGGAGGCAAGTCGTTGTCAATGTTTGTCACCATATCCTGCTTCCCTTAGTAACCAAACTAAGTCTTCTGTTCTCATTAGCGAAACCCAATCGCCTACTGACTTCTCACCTTGTCCATTAAGTCTTAAGACTACAATACCAAGGTCACCTTTGCTTCTGTCTTTTAACTGAGCAATAGCAGCAGTAGGATTAAATCCCGTGCGTGCCTTTACTTCCCAATCAATACCTATTGTACCAGTTATATCTGTACCACTGCGCCCTGCGCCAGTAGATTCTGCAAAAGGAAAACCATTCTCTGCTAAAAAATTAGCGAGGACTTTCTGACTTCTGTAGCCCCTGTGCTTACGCGACTGTGATGGCACTTATGTCGCACTCTTATCTCCGCGAAGAATACGGATAGCCCAATCCATACCAACGTTAAGTCCATCAGTCCACTCATCTTTAATGGGAACCTTTGCGTCTGCAATCTTCTGAATCATTTTCTCAACACGTGCTTGTGTTTGTACCATTGCTGCTTGACGTATGACTTGAGTCATATCGTCTTCTTCTTCTCTAATCATTTATCCACCGTTCTCTGGTATGTCGTCCATAAACATATACTCAGGATTGAATGCTAACCAACACATCAAGTTAGCGTTTGCATCTGCCCTTCCATATCTGTTCTTCACGGGTGAGACAGCCATTGACGTTCCCACTACTCCAAGTGTACATATAAGTGCAGGAATTTGTGCGACTTTGCCCTGTAATGCAGAACGTGGCTGAGTTGGATTTCCTGGTACCGCTTCAGAGGTGTGGTGTAAGACGATGATTGCTGCATTAGTGATACGTGCTAGGAACTTTAACTCTTTCATTACTGCACGCATAGATGCGAACTCTTCGCCACCATCAGTGGCTATGTCCATTAAGTTGTCAATGAAGATTGCCTGAGGTGGGCAGCCCCATAGTTCCTCGAAGGCTTCTACCTCTTCGTTAATATCCATAAGGGTAGGGCTAGATTCAAATGACCAGACAATATGAGATGACTTTTGGAGCACAGCCTTTGCCCAGTTAGTGTCCTTGTCCATCAGGTACTCAACGTCAGTTTGATTCTTACCACTAATCATTGACGCTAGGCGCATAGCCATAGTGTGTGAGTTGGTATCTGCTGATATATAGAGGGTAGGAACTTGCATCTTAAGTGCTAAAGCCAGTGCCAGTGTGGACTTACCTACTCCTGGGACACCAGCAAACATTGATACTTCAGAGCGTCGACAGACAATCTTGTTAGTACCGAAGGTCTTGAACACAGCAGGTAAAGGTTCGCCACCTATGTCTGACCGTCCTACTGAACGGACAAGGGTTCTCATATCTTCTTAATCCAAACTTGAGAGTTGATGACTAGGGTTTCATACTTACCTTCGTGACGTGAAAGGAACAAATCAATACCTAATGTTGGTGTTAATTCAGGGGGCATCTCTGCTCCCCAAGTATAGTCATCAAATGCCATAATGCCACCTGACTTAAGTAGTGGAAATGATAGTTCAGCATCCATTAATACACTCACTGTAGTGTGGTCAGCATCTATATAGATAAAGTCCCAGTGCTCGCCTAGCGGTCTATCGCATCCATATTGTGCAAGTAAGAAACCAGTAGTAGTTGTACGGCGTATGTCTACTTTATAATCTTTAATCTTATTAGTGTATGTCTTATAGACATCATCGAAGTCCATAGATTTATGTGCATCTTCATCACTGCCTTGCCAAGTATCAACATCAGTAAGTTGTATATTACTTATGTTCTGTAGCATCCAGATACTTGCATCACCTGTGTACACACCTAGTTGTAAGAACTTCAAATTCTCTTGACCCGCTAATGGAATTAAGAACTTCTCAAAGTTATCTTTAGCAGTGTGGTTAAACCAATTGGGATATTCCATTACATTCTCCTGTCTTAAGTTGGAAGAGGGACAGCCACCTTCCCCTGAATAACTGCCCCTCCACCAATTCTTATAGCATTGGCTCTTGTATT